AATCTGTGCTGCATTAGGCGGCATAGACGCATCTGGCCATACACTCCAATACCTTTTATTTCTAAAATAAACGTTCCTTGCAAGTGAGTCTGTATTTGCATCTTCTCCAGTAGCACTTAATGTATATGCTTGATCTGTAGTTAGTCCAGCAGCACCGGTACCAACTGTTCTTAATGCCGGAGTAATTGGATTTGTCCATCCAGCACCAGCAATTGGAGTAATCGATTGTGTTGTCGGATCAGCCGCATAAGGCTGACCATCCCAGTTATAAGTCCAAACAAAAGTTAAAGCGTTAACAGTAGAACCCTTTTCAGTGATTAGACTCGTGCCCCCGTTAATTGTGAAGGAAGTGATATCAAAGAATGGGATGATAAGCCCCTCATAAATGCCCGCAACACGTTCCAAAGTCTTGGCATCTTTTCTTTTGACAAGGTCACCTACCGCAACAGTGCCATCAAATTTAATTCCTGTTATAAGTGGCTTTCCCATATTTTATGCCCTCGCAAAAACTCTCACTGTCAATGGACCAACCACATTCGCAATCAAATTCACATTATTGCTTGCAAAATTGTCAACATACCCATCACCAGCCAAAATTTCTTCAGTCAAGACAGTAGCTGCAGCACCATAATTGAAGTAGACCGCATCGGTACCATCATCGTTAATAATAGTTATCTCTGAAGCCGTGAAAGGAAGACCAGTGCCAACATCTATGAATGTAACCGCCTGATTAACATTGGTCACTGAAACTTTTTCATAATACCTTTGAGTATAAGAAACATTCGTAGAACCAGAAATATCAACAAGGAGTCTCTTTGTGGCTGGATCAAACCTAAAAACGCATGGTGCTCCATTCGTATCAGCGCCACCAACAGTTAACCCACGGAATAAAATCGCATTGATAAGCTCGCGCTCCATCTGGCCAGCTTCTTCAGTGCCAGTAGTGTTCACTCCCCAAATAAGGCTCTCAGGTCTCCAAGTGGAAGGGGATACACGAAGGCCAGCATCGATGTTTACACCGTCGGTAGATCCAACCGCAGAATCAGTAATCGTAAAAGTAGCGTCAACTGCCAGCCTACCGTCATCGGTCAACGGAAGGAAGGCAAACTGTCCATCAGTCAAAGTTGCCCAAGAACCAGCCGCTACATACCTCCCCATAACACCGAGACCGAGGGGGAGGCTATCCTTCCCGAATTCATACGGGTGGTGCGTGTACGCATGCAAAACATCATGATCTTTATAAAGTGCCTGTACAACCGCACTTAACGCATCGGCTAAATTTCCCGCCATGATATATCTCCTTTACACTGCCTCAAAATATATATTTAAGTCTTCAATAAGCACTTCATCACCATTTGACGAAGAGGTAACAAACAATTCAAAATAGTCGGCTCCGTCTACGTCATCCAGGTAAGCCACAATGCTAAAACCATATGGTTGGCTGGACGCAGCGCACCGAGTTGTCATGGTCGAAATAATATGATCGCCGCCATTCTTCTTTACCCCTCTATTTTGCTCTCAACATAATCATAAACCATATTCATCAAATCATTTAATGGGACATCAGGATAATTTTTCTTAAATCGCAACACTATCGACTTAAAAATAGACCTTCCTTCTTCGCCGCAAAGAATAGATTTTTTAGTAAGTTTTTTAAGGTCATATTCCTTCTTCTCTTCCTCTTTATTGTCAGCTTTACTAGCTTTCTTCTTTTTCTTCTTCTTCCCGCCAAACGATGTGTCATGCTCCGCCCCTTCAAGGTCTTCTGTCGCGATAGCAGAACCGCCAGAACGAGCGCCTGGGGCATCAGCTCCCCCATATCCCACACCCATCGTTTTATGCACTTTATCCACAAGCTCATTAAATTTTTTCTTTTCTATCTTTACAAAATCCCCTTCTTCTCCTGCTTTTTCGACTTTGGCTCGTACTTCGTTATGCACCACTTCCCCACTATCTTTAGAATCTGCCAAATTTTCTGTAATATTTTTTTCATCGTGCCCTCCTTCATCACAAGAGGAATCTCTCCCAACCAATGATTTCACCAATTCCGCGTATGTATGGGGGTTCACTGCGTCCATCGTTAAAGCAACTCTTTCAATTCGAGCTGCATCAATATCTTTTTCATCGTGCCCACCTCGGCTGATAATCCGACCCTCAATGGACATTTGGATCCTACCCTTGTCTTCTGGCTTCAAAGAAGCCATAATACCCATAAGAGCTTTCGCGTTATCAACCTCCGGGAACAAATAGCCCTCAACGATGGTCTTATCGTCATTGACTTCAGCTTTATCTATTTTTCCAAGAATATGTTGAGGATCATTTTTATGGTTCCAATTAAATAGCCCCATGCCTTCTTCGATGTACGAAAAATCAAGGCCGTGTTGTTTGACAACTTCACCCTGAAGATCTCTGTCTTCCGTAGAGCAAACCCCACGAATTCGACAACCTTTCTCATCTTTCGACATGATCTCGACAGGCACATTAAACTGGAAGCTTCGCTCTTTTATATCCATAGATTCCCCTCATGCTTTTAAAGTCATGCATATTTTACACTATAATATTTATTTTTTTTAATAATTATAAAGACAAAGAAAAATGGAAGTTTTCGTACCCCGTAAAACTCGTCCGATCCTCCCTCTCACGGCCCAAAGACACCGTTGAAGCATCTCTCCCCCAAAATTTCTTGAATTTATTTAAGGCTCGATGCTGGAGATGCCATATCATGGCAGGGGAAAGCCCGGATAATCGTGCTATTTCTTCGAGAGAATGAGGTCTTTGATTAGCAGGGTTTTTTATCCACTTCCAATAACAATAATTTGATTCAGGGTCTACAATGTACCATCCGCAGGATAAGCTCTCAGAACAATTTAGGGGGGTATCTGATGGTACCTTTTGTTGCCTTAAAGCGCGTTTGATAGTGTTCAAGGCAATAGGACAAGCAGAGGTAGGACAGGCACAAAAGGGACAATTAAATTTAATTTTCATTCATCACCCCTAAGCCTCCACTTCGAGCATTATAGGTAAAAGGCCGAGAATGTAAACAAAAATTATAGTAATTTATGAGTTATATCATCACCGTAACTCTTATAAATCTGGATCCTTTTTTTGCAATGTCGGCTCAAATATTTGCAACCTATGTTCATGAAATCGATAAAAGTCGAATGGGTCTTTCCTGGGGACATCCTTAATAAGCGGCCTATCTTCTGAACTACTTCTGACTCAGCCTTGAATCCACTGGCAAGAATCCCCACCTGGGCAGGGACGGTATCCACGCCCTCACCAATTACCGAAGTCCCAATCAAAATATTGAATTTCCTATTATTGAAATCAGCCAGGTCTCTTTTATTGTCAGCCCTCAACTCCTTGCCGCTTATAAACCTGGATCCTGGGATAAGTGCTTGGATGCGGTTCCCGTGCTCAATTTCGTTTACAAAAATAAGCGTAGGAATAGACCTCTTATCAAAGCCCCTCGCAAGAGCCCCAATCTTCTCATTGAATTCATCATTTAATGTTAAACCATTCCGAATCTCTGTTCTCCAATTCTCATCATAGTTCTCATTGTTGTTGTCGAAAACCACAAATCTCACCGGACAGAGGTAACCATCCTTTATTGCCTGCTTATATTTGTACTCATAAATCACATCAGAAAGGACGCCCTGCAGGGACAGCTGAGAAGAGTCATTCCGGAAAAAAGTCGCACTAAAACCATACCTGTAGTATACATTCTTAAAGCAATTTATATTCAAATCATAAAGAGTATTGGCGGCACTATGATGGGCTTCATCCGTGATAATCATTTGGAGATTTCCAAACCACTCCTTCGGGATCTTGGGCAGGGATTGGTATGTCGAGATAGTAATGGGTTTGTCGAGATTTTTTTTGTTCCCTGTGATAAGACCAACGTATCTCCTGCCAAACATGGCTATAAGCTTCTCCTCAAAAATATTAAGGATATTCGAGGAAGGAGTGATAAGAAGTGTCCTAAGACCCTTTCTATGAATCAACTCCTCGATCAATAAACTCTTGCCTGTTCCAGTTGCGGCCTCAATAACACCCCTCGGATGTTTGGCGAGAGCCGCCATCGCCTCTTCCTGATATGGTCTCAAAGGCAGCGATTTTTTAAGCCTATTAAAATAGAAACTCTTTTCATCTTCTTGAGGGGCCCTAAGATCAATAAGCTCGAATTCCTGGCCGTTCAATTTCAGAAAATCCACGACCTTTTGGATCAGTCCTGTCGGGAAGGTATGGTCTATTTTACTATAGAGCCTCACGTATTTCAGCCACTCTGGTGCCCTTGAAAATCTTGCCCCAGGCTTCTCATACGACAGAAGCTTATAGAGCTGATTCCCTATCGCCACCAACTGGCTGTTTTCACCTTCAATTTTAGTTATCGTGTTATTTATTAGTAGTTTAATCATAGTGTTTCACGTAAAACCCTTTCTGTGTTCTGCCCGATTGCATTTAACGCACAGCCACCTGGCCTCCAGTGGCTTTGAATAATCAGAGTGATGCATCTGAGCGTCCAATGAGCCACATTTTGCGCAAGGTTTCTTTTGTATTTTCCCCCTTTTCAGATAGACATTGGCGTAGGCCCTACAATTCATTTTCCTTTTCTGTTCCTCTGACAATGGATGCGTCTTCCGCCATTCACGCATATAGGCAGCGTGACACATGTTGCAGTACCTTGAATGCTTTGGCTGAAAATTACTCTTACATATCGAGCATAACTTCATTGTTTCACAGTAACACACCTGTCTGTGAAATCAATTTTTTTCGGAGGGGTATCCCGAAAAAACGGTTTTCAAAAGCGGTTCCCATTAGATTTGATTTATCAAATACAACTCTAGCGTTATAAACCTTATTATTTAATCGGGTTAAAACCCGATTAAAATCTCATTAAAAGATACCTAAAAACTCGATCTATCTTTTTTTCTTATGTCTCTCATGTCTCTAACTATTAACTACATACTACAGATAGACGGGTTTCTTTTATTGGAAAATTGCTCCCAATAAATGAGTAAAAAGATCCCTTTTTTTAGTCCCCAAAAGAGTGAATTATACGACGTAAAGAACTTTTGTCAGGGAAATTGGTTCCAACCCTTTAGGAGCTACGTGCTCGGCGTTGTATCGCCGTAAGTTCTCGTAGCTATTCTGGGGGTCAAGGAGCCACTCTCTGTAAGGGGTAGGAGCAAGAAACTCATCTACAATGCCTAAGCCGTCACTATAAGGGGAAGTCCCCCAGCGACGAAAGCCTGATACCCTTAACTCTTCTTTGAGCCCTGGACGTTCTTTTCTCTTGTGAGGAATCGGTACATCATCAGAATTAGCCCATTTCGGAATAGAGAGGATCGTGGCCGGAGCCGGATTCTCTTTACCCCTAAAACGAGGTTTCACCTCAACCGCATAAAACACGGTTTTTGAGGGTTTCAGTGGAGGAGGTGGGGCACTTAAGGCCATAGGATTATTGACGTTTTTGTCAAAACGATCAATAATCTCCACCTTCCTACTCCCGATGATATGCGAACTATAGTCTTTTTTTGGATTTATTTTTTGGGCTAACGTGAGGTAAAAGAAGAGTTTTTTGTGTCTGCGGATGAACATCCCTCGGATGACTCTATACCCCTTAGAATTGTATTTGTTTTTGTGTATCTTTTTTTCATTTAATAGACCTTCAATTTCAAGCTCTTTTGCGGTCTCTTTCTCTGCTTTGGCATCATCAGCCATAAGGCCGATCTTTCTCAATTTTAAGGCGGTTTCCTTACTATAGCAGGGAACCACAAAATTTTCGTTTTTGATTTCAATGAAGAAGTCGAAGTTTGATGTGTCGGTTTTGGGAAGGCTGAATCTGAAATTGTTCTTATCTATGAAGACAGGGGATATTGTGACATGACCATTTTCATCAACTATCTTTTTTTCATTTAGAGCAATTTTTACTGCATTTTCTTTGAAGTGCTTTAAGGAAGAGGACGGAGTGTTCTTGCAACTTTTGCGGATCTTGTTGTACAGCATTGAATGGTGGAACCCGTTATCTGTCCTCTGAGTTTCTTTGATGAGGTCGAGATGGAGATTCGTTATCTCTGTGGCTTCTTGGAACCACAGATTTATCATGTCTAATTTTTTTTGTGTGAGACCGTTGGTTGTGCTAGAAGTGTTGACAGGCAGACCTATCTTGATAGTAAAAAATCGTTCCTTCGGTTGGTTTGTAATTAAAGGAGTCGGCATTGAGTTCATCTTCTATACAGCACGTGAAAGATCCAAGTCAAAAACTTTTTTCTAAAAAAAATAGTTTTTGGCTTTTTGAATAGATTGGCGTATACAAAATAGACTGTATTGATAACGAGAAATTATGCTGAATTATGAAGAATTTTTAAAGGACCCTCAAATTGATGACGAGTATATGCATTACAGCAGCGCCCAGGTCTTAAGAGATGGATACTCTGCGTTTATTTGCGACGAAATGGCGAAACTCACAAGTAGTGGGCCATGCAGGACACTAAAAGATATGACAGAAGAAGAAATAAAAAAAATAGAACAACTTTATAAAGCCAAAGTGATAATCAACGATTAAAAGGAGAAAAAAAATGAAAGAATACAAGGAACTGATCGGCAAAGAAGACTTCAGAACACTCGTTAAAAAAGCAGCAAATCTTTTGGCCGATCCCGTCGCAATGACGCTTGGACCAGAAGGTCTCCCAATCCTCCTTGAAAGAAAAACTCTCCCGCCTGTTTCTACAAAAGATGGTGTTACTGTTGCGAAAAACATATGCGTTAGCAATAGATTGAACACTATTGTTGAAGCGATGAAAGAGGCTTCACAAAAGACAAACGATGAAGTCGGTGACGGGACAACCACCGCGATTGTTTTGATGCGTGAATTTATCAACGAGAGTTTGAAGTATATTGCTGCTGGCACAGTATCCCCACAAGAGTTAATTCGTAATATTCGTGCCGAAGAAGAAAGAATACTTAAAGCATTGGATGAAGTTTCCACTCCGATTAAAAATAAACAAGATCAATTGAATGTTGCCTCCATTTCAGCCAACGGTGACGTTGACATCGCAGATAAAATTGTTAAGGCGATAGATATGGCTGGTGAAGCCGGATACATTGCCATCGAAGAGGGACATGAGAGAGAGAACACCGTAGATTTTATTGAAGGGTATACTTTAAGCACCGGGTGGAATCGTTTGGGACCATATGGACTTTCTTTCGTTACACACCCACAAGGTGGTCACATCGAATTGATGGAACCAGCCATTCTTCTTTATGATGGCGTCATCACAGACATGCAGGACCTGGCCAACTTCTACATCACACTAACAGCAAACGGAGTGCAGCGTACTCCACTATTGATTGTCTCCTACGGTATCGAAGGACAGGCTTTTGATCTACTCCTCGCCAACCGAAGAGCAGGGTTCACGATTGGTATTGTGAAGTGCCCCCTGGAGATCGGCGTAAACACTCGTCGTTATGTCCTTGAAGATCTTGCGATCTTAACTGGCGGTAGTGTGGTCGACCACGGCACCCATGCGCTTTCAAAACAAGCTCTGATTACCGATGGCACCAAGAGCGCCCTCAAAGAGGGCATCATAGGTAGTTGCAAGAAGGTCGTTATTAAACGGCATGACACCATCATCTATGATGGGTGTGGCGCAGAAGAAGAACAGATCGGTCACATGGAAACCCTTAAAGCAACACTTGAGGGGGCGGAGTCAGAGTACGAAAAAGAGATCATAAAATTAAGAATGTCAAAGATGGTCGGCGGGATCGTTGAACTTGGTGTTGGCGGAAACTCAGAACTGGAAATGAAAGAAAGAAAGTTCCGAGTTGAGGACGCTTTAAACGCGACGAGAGCCGCTATTTCACACGGTGTTGTCGCTGGCGGCGGTGCTGCGCTACTTGGGGTTGCCGACAGATTGTACGGGAAAGAAGATTCAATTGTAAGCAAGATTTTCTATCAATCGCTACAGTCACCAATCCGTCAAATCCTAGTGAATGCAGGGATTCAACCAGACATCGTTATCCATGAAATTTTAAAACAGAAAAATAGTGAATATGTTTACGATGTCAGGAACAAAGTGTTCGATAAAGATGCTGTCACTGCCGGAATCATTGATCCAGTAAAGGTTACAAAGCATGCGCTGAAAAACGCGATCTCAATTGCTTGCGAACTTATGGTCGGTGGCGGCATGATTACGTCCGAACCTCCCAAAAATGCTCTTGGGTTGTCGAAAGAAGATCTTTTACCTGACCTATATAACGACGCGAAAATAGAAGAGACTCAAAATACTTGATATAGATTTGGACATTTTAGCAAATAATTGTATACTGCGTGATTCTTAATCAAACTAAATAGTGGGGGGTTATCTTGGACAAGACCGTTGGAAATTTCCCTTTTGATATTAAATTCCAACAGTTCATCCTCCAATTGATGTTAAAAGACGAAGACTTCTTGATCAAGACTTCGCAGCTGATTAGATCAGAATATTTTTCAAACAGATATTTGGCTTGGATTTATGATATAGTGTACAGCTATCATCAGAAATACAACGCTGTGCCATCCCATCTTGTCATTAAAAATGAAATTCTTAAGTTCCCGCCAGAAGAACAGATAGCTTACGACAAAGTTTTCGATGACGTTCTTAACGCCGAGTGCAGAGACAGAAAATATCTCATGCATGAGTTGACGGCGTTCGTTCAAAGAGCATTCTTTTTGAACAACATAGGGCAAATCGCAGACCTATATAATAAGGGCAGCAAAGAGAACGCCTACAGTAAAATGAGGGATGTCGGTGAGGGGCTTTCTGAAATAGATTTTGATAGGGATGAAGCCTATGATTTCAGTCAGATACTGTCCGACATCGAGTCTTGGAAATCAACTGCAGATAGTTTCACACCAATCGGGATACGCCCAATAGATGAGGCATTATGGGGAGGCGTCACAAAAGGTGATACCGTCGTTTTCTTAGGGCCGACAAACATTGGTAAATCATTGGTGCTTATGAATGTTGCCAGGAACGCGATAGAAAAAGGCAAAAAAGTATTGTATTTAAACCTCGAAAATAGAGAGAGCCAGACAGTCACAAGGCTCATCTCTGCCATGACGAACATAAAATATGAAAAGATAAGACTCGATCCGCTCACAGAAGATGAAAAAGTTAAGATATTAATGGCGAAAGATAAGCTCTTAAAATTATTTGCTTTGAGATCTTGGTACGATCCTTTTTTAAACATCAAAAAAGTCTACACCTATTGTAAGGAGAGATTTAAAAAAGACGAGTACGACATGATCATTATTGACTATCTCCAGATGATTAGTGGTACAAAGGAGAAGGAATGGCAGCAGCAGGAAGAAGTCATGCAATCGTTAGAGTTGTTAGCTCGTGATTTAAACGTGGCACTCGTCACAGCAGTTCAGGCCAAAGCTGAAGGTCAGAAAAAATCCGATAAGAGTAAGGGCACAATCGAAGATCTTTTGAGACTCACTGATATTGGAAACTCTTTTGGTATCAATAGGAAAACAGATATTGTCATCACCATGACGGCTTCAATGAAAGACTTCAAAAATAACATCATCAGATTTTTGTTGGATAAGAACCGAGATGGAGCCAAAGGGATCGCAGTTGAAGTGGAGCACAATTTTAATTGCTGTAAGATATTCTCCCCGGAGTTAAGGTGTAAAATAATGGAGTGGAAAGATTCAAAAAGAAGCAACTTCAATGAAGACTCAGACATATCTGACACGATAAACAATATCGTAGGTAGCGGAGGCCACAGTGTCCAATAAAAATTTTAGCCTGAAGGTTTACGAGTACAACATTGAAGATGATATCCGAGCATTAACGCAGAACTATAAAAGCAACCCTACTCATTTCTACATGGAGTGTCCCTTCTGCGGGAGAAAAGATTTCAAATTTTATGTGAACAAAAAATCGAAACTCTTCATCTGTTTCGTGTGTGAGGTAAAAGGCCACATCTACAAACTGCTCAGTCACTTAAAAGGGATAACAGAAAAAGACGCATTTAAGCTTGTGCATGGGTATGCTCAAAATGAAATAACAGATCACAACGAAAATTTGGAGCTTAAAATAATAGATGATTTGTTCCTCCCCAAGAAAACCTTTTTTGAAGACATTTCGTTACCCGTATCAGCCACCTCAATTGAGGATCTCCAAGAATCTCATGAAGCCATCGAATACCTAGAATATCGCGGGATAGACCTCGAAGTGGCAAAATACTTTGATCTCCACTTCGACATGTCGACGAACCGTATTATTTTCCCTATCTATTATATGGACAAAATGGTTGGTTTCCAAGCCAGGGACATCTCTGGGGTAGCAACGCCTAAGATCATATCATCACATGGATTCCCAAAGGCAGAGATCCTCTACAACTACAATCAGCTGGTATACAACCAACCGGAATCCGTAATGCTAGTGGAAGGCCCTATCGATTGCATTAAATCCCATAACTTCAATTCTGTAGCTCTCATCGGAAACAAAATATCCAATCAGCAGATCAATCTTCTCCTGAAAATCCCAAGCATTAAAGTCGTTTATATCGCCCTTGATCCAGAAGAAAAGAAATACAGCGATATCCTACTCAAAGAACTCTCCCCGTTCTGGGAAACCAGACAGGTTACCGTGGAAGATGGAAGGGACATCGGGTCCTATCAACCATATGAAATATCGTCGCTTTTAAAAACAGCGAAATCAGTTTTTGATTTTAAGGATGAAATTAGGTTATAAAATAAAACTATGATTTACTTTACGTCAGACCACCATTTCGAGCACCGAAATATCATCAGCTATTGCAAGCGAGGGTACGAGTCTGCCCATGAGATGAACGAGGACCTTATCCGTATTTGGAATGAAACAATAACCCGTAGGGACGAGGTCTATTATCTCGGTGATTTTGGCCTCGGCTCAAAAGAAGTGCTCAAGAGTATCTTGAAAAGGTTGAATTTTAAAAGGATAACTTTGGTTAAGGGCAACCACGATAAGTGCAATAAAGCGATGTTGGAAATCGGATTTACAGAAGTCCATAAATATATGGACCTCAAGCTTGAGGGGAAGACCCTTTTCCTCTCACATGTCCCAATGGTTTCTTGCTATCACGACATCTGCATCTGTGGGCATGTGCACGATAAGTTCCAGATAAACGGCAACATATTTAATGTTGGTGTTGACGCAAATGGGCTCATCCCAGTGTCAAAAGAAGATCTTTTCGTAAAATACTGGCAGAGTCTCAATGCGAATAATTTCTTACCGATGAATTTGGAGGTTCATGAATGAATGATTCTTATGCGGCGTTACATTGCCATTCCACGTATTCTAAGATGGACGGCATAGGGCAAGTTGGGGAATGGGTGGCGGCTGCCAAAGAAAAAGGGCTTGCGGGCATTGCTATCACCGATCATGGTGATGCTAGTTCCATGCTTGAGCTTTATGAGGAAGGCAAGAAACAGAACTTCCCTGTCGTACTCGGCTGTGAATTTTACTTCACAATGATGCCCGAAAAGATTAAAAACGACAGATATTCACATCTTATTATTTGGGCCAGGAATCAGGAGGGGTACAAAAACATCTGTAAACTCTCTAGGCACTCCTATCAGGATGAGAACTTTTACTTCAAACCCAGGATAACATTTGAGAATTTATGTGAGTGCAAAGAAGGCCTCATCATTGGGTCTGCTTGCGCGGGTGGGATATTCAGCGGATTCAAAAAAGAGGAAGAAGCCGATTATTATCTCCAAAAGTTTGTCTCTGCACTAGGTGCGGAGAATATATATTTAGAATTGCAACACGCCTCATTGACGCATGATTGGGATGAGAAGAAAGGTCGCTTTGTTCTTTCAAAAGAAGAAGATGTACAAAAAATTACGAATTTAAGGTTCATAAAATTTGCAGAGAAATACGGGGTTAAATTAATAGCCACCCCTGACGCGCACATGGTGGATAAAGGTCAGAAGGTAATCCAAGACATTCAAATTAAAAATATGTTTAAGACCAACAAGACGTTCCGGGAAACATACTACCTTCCGACTAGGCATGAATTTACTGAGCTGTTCCACGAGAAGCACCCATACCTATCAGATCAAACGATCAATGAAGCGTTCGAGAATACATATGAGATCTTAGATAAGTGCAAAGATTTAGAACTTAATTTTGGATACAATCTCCCTGATGCAGAAGGGAATGTTGATGTTGTCCGGGAACTTATCAAGAGCAAGGGGATAATTAACCTAGAACATCAAATCTATGCGCAAAGATTAGAAGAAGAACTGGAGGTAATAGCCAACAATGGAATCATTAATCTTCTTCCTTATTTTATGGTTTTGTATGATCTTGTTGATTGGTGTGAAAAGAATGATGTCATGGTTGGCCCTGGCCGTGGATCTGCTGCGGGATGTCTTTTGAACTATGGTTTGGGCATCACAAAAATTGATCCTATCAAATACGATTTGCCTTTTAGTAGATTTTTAAACGCCTCTCGTATCAGGAAGGGGACTTTCCCCGATATCGATCTTGATTTAAGCGACCAACAACAGGCGAAAGATTATCTGGCCAATAAGTATGGCAATGAACATGTCTACCCCATAAGCGTAAACCAAACATTGAAGGCGAGATCCGCTATAAAAGATGTGGTGCGCATCCTCGATCCAGATATGCCAGCCGCCACCATCAATGAATTAACAAAAAAGATCCCGTACACCCAGGACAACGACCAGATGCCTTCTCTGAGGAGGGGTATGGCGGCCAGTCCTAAATTAAAAAACTACCTGCTGAAAGAGAGAACAGATGTTTTAAAGGCGGTTGCGGGGCTCATCGGGCAGGTCCGACAAAGGGGGATTCATGCTGCTGCTGTGGTTATATCAAAGGACCCGGTTCATCATGTCGTACCTGTCTGTAAAAATAAAACTGATGGGACGTTCATTACTCAATACACCATGAAGTGGTGTGAGAAGGCTGGCCTCATTAAATGCGATCTCTTGAACCTCAAAACATTGAGGAATATCAATTTGTGTCTTAAAAAAATCAAGGAAGCAAAAGAGATCGATGTGGATATTAATAAAATAGATGTTACAGATGAAAAGATTTTTAAGGAGTTTGAAAAAGCCAACACCGACACGGTATTCCAGTTTAGTGCCGATTTCGTAAAGGAAATGCTGACAAGGATGAATATTAAGAGCCTTGACGATCTTGCGAATATCACATCTCTATGCCGTCCTGGTCCGTTGGATATGAAAATGCATGAATCATATGTCGCTAGGTCTAAAGGGTTAGAGGATGTTATCCTCCCCCATGATGCCCTCAAAAATGTTCTACATAAGACATACGGCATCATTGTGTACCAAGAGCAAGTTATGCAAGCGGTTAAGATTCTTGGTGGATTCACTGATGACGAAGCTGATGACGTTCGACGCGCCATGGGCAAGAAGAAGGCGGAAGTTCTGGAGCCATATAAGGTCCAATTTATTGAATATGCATCTACGCATTACGCCGACATCAACAAAGATAAAGCCAATAACATATGGGATCTCATAAACTCATTCGCTGGATATGGATTCAATGCTGCTCACGCATATAGTTACGCTAAAAATGCCTATGACTGCATGTGGTTAAAGACCTATTATCCGATTGAGTGGTGGGCGGCTGTCATCTCGAATGAAGAAGAAACTGACAAAACAAGATATTATTACCACTCGAATAGAGATTTATTTCTGATGCCAGATGTTAATGTCAGCACGGACATTTGCATTGTTAAGGATGAGCGAATCATCCTCCCCCTTACTTTGATCACCAAAATTGGGCCCAAAGCTATTGAAGACATAATGAAGAAGAGGCCATTCCTGTCGTTTAAGGACTTCTGTGATCGAGTCGATAAAAGAAAGGTGAACAAGGCAACTATAATGAGCCTTATATGGGCTGGTGGCTTTAAATCGCTGTCGGACAAAACCGACAAAGATCTTCTTTATGATTACTATTTCCTTTCTTCTGTGGGGAAGACAACGAAGGAAACGACAACCCACTTAGCGGAATACGAAAAAGAAATCTCGACATTAAATCGTTTTGAAATTCTTCAGCGGAAAGCTGAAGCGTGTCCGGTATATGAGCCAGATTATATGAAGTATTTTAAGGATAGGTTCAGCGATAAATTGATGGCGTTTGATGAAATCGAAACCTATCCAGAGAATGAAAAAGTATCTGTTGGCGGCCTCATTGGGAACTACCATTTCCATGAAGCGAACACACGCGACAGAGATAATGACGGGAATCCGATAAAGAAAAAGATGGCCTTCGCTGAATTAGTTAATAGCAATAAGACTGTGAAGCTAACACTTTTTCCCGACACATACAGTAGCTACTCGGAAAAACTAAAAGAACGTCAGCTTGTCGAAATCAGCGGAAGAGTGAACAGGTGGAACGGTAGATTTGGCATAGTTGTTAACAATATCAAATTTTTAAACACAAATGATTAAAAGGAGATGACCATGGAGAACGTACAACAGTTATCAATTGGCATTTATGGTGGAGATTGTGAGTCGAGGAAGAGTGTGGTGAAGTCTATCTTCTCAATTCTTAAGATCAATACAATCGTTGTCGACATGGAACAGCCGATAATTGAAGCGGTTAGCGGGCAAGAAGGATTAAAAATCCCAAGGGCAGCCTTTTCAGATGAGAACATAGACAAACCACTCCACGCCCCATTCGCAGCTTCTGATGCCCACATCAGAGACATCATGTACCACATGTACAAGAGACTTGGCCCAGATACAAAATTTAGCCCACATAAAGTCGGGATCAATAAGTTCAGGAAAGCAACCATTGTGACCGCCAGGGATCTTCTTAGGTTCGCGGGGTTCGAGGTTATGCGGACAGCGTATCCTGATTTTGTCCCGACAATGGTATGCGAGAATTACAAGAATAAACCTGGGATATTCATCGTCAACAATATTAAGTTCCTAAATGAAATTCAGTATTGCGATGAAGCCTTCCAATTGTTCTACCCCGTGTTTTTGAATCAAAAGAAAAAAGGCAACAATCCAGATGACTTTTATATTGGGGTTAGAGAGGATATGGGGACTTTCCCAAATTTCTCAGAACTCGCTATGACCGCAAAGGGGAAATTCAAAGAAGACGAGTTGTCAAAAATCCTAGCTAAGATAGAAGAAGACAAAAATCAGAAACTCGCATCCGGGATGCTGAAGCCGTTAAAAGTTGAGAGCATGCTGAGTGTAGGGGCTGAAGAGTCCACCCCCCTAAAGAGCGGGCAGGTCCGGGTTGGTAAGGCCGTATTCGGCCCTGATAAACCTTGGCCCAAGAGCGATATAATATATTGAGGTGACCATGAGTTACGTTATGATTAAGCTATTCTGGCAGCAGGTGTGGTTAGTGATCAAAAAAATACTGAACATCTTTTTAATCTGTGCCGTTTTAGCGGGGATGACATACGGCGGCATCAAACTATACGACGCTCTGCAAGAAGAGGAGAATCATGCCGACACTGACTTTCGACAGATTGATAAAAACACGGGACAATCCGGGGTCAGATATGGGGAAAACCTCAAAGGGAAAGACCTCCAAAATAACGCTACATATAAGCTGGATGGAAGCGATAGCAGTTGCAGCGCAGTTATTCCTACTGGGGAGGGTGCAAAGTATTATGAATTATCTCGAAAAGAAGGGCCTCCTCTTGGATATATCAAAATCTCCAGAAACGGGAAAATTGAGGGTCATGTCTATTCAACGGAGATCCTAGTAAAGACCGATCTTTTCAAGGAAAAAAATGGGGTTAAGGTCGTTAACAGCGGTGTCTTGATTTTGAAAGAAAAAGGCCCCTTCCCCGGAAACAGCCAAAAATGGATCAACAAGCCGTACCCGTTGGAAATAAAAACCGCCCAGGCGGATGCTGACTTAAAAAAAGATGAGCGAAGAAAAATAGTTTTTGCATTTACGCCAGATATTGGGGTAAGTTTCGTGGGCGCACTAAATAGTGCCAGCTTCGACATTCGGCCTTCATTGGGCTTTACTATGATAAATTTAAAAAAGGGTGACCTTACATCTATTCGTTTTCTTCGGCTCGGTATCGGAGCCAGCATCAAAGATAAGTGTGCTGAATTCAATGTCTCACCAGTTCTCTATAATTTGGGGAATAAGGTGAAGTTTATGCGGAACACTTATATCGGTCCTATCGTCGGATATGACACAAACAAGAATATAACTTTAGGTGGGGCCATTGTGCTAAATTTTTAGCCATTACGCTCTCTCTAAAAATAAAAGGAGGAAGTTATGTCGCAGTATCAACTGAATGAAAATGAGATGTTAGGCAAGTGGGACGAGAATGCAAAGAAGCTAGAGAATAGCAGCACAAATTTTAGTTCCATAAAATATTTTAAGGTTGAAGAAAAAAAGGACAATGTCTTCAGACTGCTCCCTCGTCCTGCGTCCTATAAGGGCGAAAATGTCTCGCCATTTGTTGAAATCGTAAAGCATTTCATCGATGATGGGCAGGGTGGCAAGATGGTAGTAAACTGTACCATCGACCTACATGGCGCTTGCGCTATCTGCAGCCGTAACAATGACCTTAAATCCAGAGCAAGAATGCAGTCAGACTCAGATGCGAAGGACAAATTATACCGTGAAGCATCCGCAATCCGTCCCCAGGTGTCTTATGTCTGGACTGTTTTATACCTTAGTGAAGAGTCAAAGAGCTACGAGATAGGCCTCCTTGACCTCCCGGCCAAAGCCCACACCATGTTGCGGGACACGTATAAGATTTTCAAGCGCATGGCTGGCGATGATTTTGTCACACCTTTTGATGTCGAAAAGGGTAGGAATGTTGTTATTCACAGGGAAAAGGTCCAAAAATCTGGAAGTAGTTTCTATGAGAACAAATACCTGATTTCTTTCCATCCGAACCAGTCTGCTGTTCCTGAAGAATTTATGAGTAAGTATGATGAGATCTATATCTATCCTGAAGAGAACAAACTGACCTACACCCCTGAAGACCTTGAAAAGTTCTTAAGTGGTGATTACTCCACATCGAACAAAAATAAGAAAGCAGCCAAAGAAGCCAGTGTTAAGATAATAGGCACCGATAACGACGACAGTATGGCTAATGATGCTGCGTCTGCTACTGCGGCTGTTGAACCTGCTGTTGAACCTGCTGCTGCACCTGCCGTGGCTCCTGCTGTTGCACCTGCTGTGGCTCCTGCTGTAGCGGCTACTCCTGCGGCTGATGCTGCCGTGACCGCAGCTCCTGCTGTAACGGATCTGTCGAAGAAAGTAGAAGACCCTAAAACAGAAGCTGAAATCGATAGCGCCATCACTGACATCTTAAAAAAATAAGGAGAAATTATGACAGAACCAAAGGAAGTTAAAAAATACACTACGTTAAAGCCGACGATGATCAATAATATCGGCTCCGTTTTTGACGAAATCGTTCCTGGGGATGTTGATATAGAATACTTCCATAAGCTGAAGGCGACCATCAAAGAAGATGGCCTATTGAATGTTATGGATTACGAGAAATTGGGAGGTCAGTTTTTGTGGGCAAAAGACCTCTGCATGGGCAATGCCAGGGTGTGCGAAAGTTTCCAGCTTGAGGCTAAACGGAGACTTGAAAACCAGGAGTCCTTGGCGTTTCTAGAACGAGCCCCAGGCTATCTGAAACAAGAAAGGTTCATGAAGGTTAACGCCAAGGGAGAAAAGTCTTTTGATGTGACCGATGGTAAACGTGATAAATACGCAAGCGCAGATAAACAAGTCCTTGATTTAAAAATGGTCTTCAATAGCTGGCTTGTTGTCACTAAATTTTTCCTTGATCTGTCGGATGGTTTTGACAAAAAACATGATTGGATCAAAAAACTCTTAGATAAAGAAATTCGCACAAATTCTGTGCCAACACATAACGGATAGAGGTGATCCATGGTAACTAAATCAAAAGAAAAGCAACCCATAGAAGCACAACCAGTAACGGGGCAAGTAGACCCGGACCTGCTGAAAAGACTCTTTAAATGTAGTGATATTGTTGATCCAAAATCCACTGAAATGTCACCTTCTTTTGAAAGGGTGCCTACGATATCTCCCACAGTTAACTGGGCTCTTCAAGGCGGGATGGTGCCAGGACGTTTTTATATGATGTTCGGTCCTGAAAGCTCAGGTAAATCAATGTTTGTTGTATCACAGTGTGCGGAGTATCTTAAAAAATATCCCGACAAAGTGATTGTATGGTTCGACGCTGAAGAATCATTTACGCGACATTGGGTGAATATATTCATGTCAGATGAGCGTGGATTCACAGAATTTGATAGAGAAAAACGCCTTATTGTTAAGAAGGTGTCTTATGGGCGTGATGTATTTGATTTTTTCAGTAAAGAGCTTGTTGGGATGCATGATGATGGCCTTAAAATAGGAGCATGTGTCCTCGATAGTGTACAAGCCTTAATCCCACCCAAAGAAGAGAACAGGGATAACACTGAGAAGGCTTTGATCGGAGCATTGTCCGGTTATCTGCCTGGAGCATTGCGGGATATCCTCCACTCAGCCCGTGAAAGGGATATCAGTTGGTTTTTCATCTCCCAGGTCCGTGATGTGATGGATGAAATTCAGAAGAGATTGGGACAAAAGTTTAGCTTTTCAGGCGGGAAATCCTTCCTCCACTCGATTGACGCGATCCTCTTGTTTGAACAGATGCAGGGGAAGTCTAATAAAATTTTCCATAATGAAAAGAAGGGACCGGATGGGAATTTTATTCAAATTGGTCACTTTATCAAAATGAAGGTTCTCGGAAAATGTCGTGTGGGCGTCCCTAATAGAGTCGCTATCTTTAAATTTATTTACGAAAAAGGGATTGTGGATACGTATGAAGAAATTGCTAAACTCGCACTTGGTCTTGGTGTCGTGAATCTCCAAGGGAAGACCTACTTCTTTGGGAAGGACAAGATTGGTGTGGGTGAAAGGGATTACTGGAAAACTGTCAGAGAGAGCACGGAATTACAGGAGCAGCTCTGTAAGTTGATATTGGAGGATGAATGATGGATTACCATATCATAGGAGACACGCATCTTAAGACCGATAACCTCTCCGTGGCTAAAAAATTGTTTGATTGGACTGTTAGCCATGTCACTGGGAGACATTCAGGGATGAACAGAAAGACCGTGATCCTTTTAGGGGATATTTACGAGACAAAATCTATATTAAGGGCAGAAGCGCAAAATCTGTTCTATAAATTCGTTTCGGATCTCTTAAAACACGAGGTCATTGTCTACATAATTATGGGCAATCATGACTATGTGAATCTTGACTGCACAGACCATGCATTTTCATTTCTTGAGGATTTCAAAAATGAAGGGTTAAACATTATAGACGAAGTGACCGTGATAGACAATGGAGATATTTGCCTTGCTCCGTATTATCGAGATAGTAATGAATTTGTTGAGAAAATCAACGCTGCTCAAACGAATAAAAATGCTACCCTCTTCTGCCACCAACCTTTTCAAGGTGCTATTTATAATTCAGCGGGTGGGCTTACGGAGAAGGGCGAATGTGAGCCAGCGAAGGTAAGGGATAAATTCGGGACCGTCTATTCCGGGCATATCCATCTCAAGCAAAGTCTTGAGAACATCGTTTACGTTGGAACCCCGTATTCACAGTCGTTCGGGGAGGCCAACACACCAAAGATGGTCCTTGAAATCAAAGATGGAAAAGCGAACTGGATTGATACGGCCACCATTGGTTTGCCCAGACACCTCTCTATTGAGGTGGACGCGAAGTCGCTGAAGCTTCCTGATAACGAGGCCAAAGAAGGCGATCATGTTAAATATGTGATCACAGGGACTGAAAGCGATTGTCAGATATTTATGTCAAAAATAGATGCAACCAAATTCTCTGATGCTGTGGTACAGTATAAATATACCGACTCAGGGATCGATGTGAAAATCGATGAACATCAGTCGTTTGTTAAGATGCTTGATGACTACCTGGAGTTGAATTTCAAAGACCACCCTCATGTTGAGCTTGCGAGAAGTCTTGGGAAAGAAAGGTTTATAAAAAAACATGCCTCTTTATAGATATGAATGCTCTGACGCCGATTGTGCAAAGATATTCCAGAAAAAGGGTCAGGTTGGCGTCGACTCGATTGATTGCAAATATTGCGGGAAAGAAGCAGTCAAACTCGCCCCGCAGACCTCGGAACCTACCGTAAAGGTTGTCATAGACAAGTTTAGGGGGAAGAGTGTTCTACGGAACATCAACAACATCATGAAAAAAAGATCGAGGGACTATCAAAAGAAATATGAACTCGGTGAGATGGTGAGTAAATATGGAATTGACTCTATCAAGAAGAACTCATCGTTTCTTGATCCCGAAACAGGAAAGAAGAAAACTGTTTGGGAGGAAAAATGATGAAGCTAGAAAATAAAAAGGGGTTCTAATGATTTCTTTAAAATCAATAAAATTAAAAAACTTCCTATCTTACGCCACCCTGAACCAATCCTTTTTAAAAGGGTTGTACCTTGTCAAGGGTTGGAATCACGACATGAACTCCGCCAATGGCGCGGGTAAGAGTGCGCTTATTGATGCCGTGTGCTTTGCCATATACGGTGAATTGCCGAGAAAGGTAAAAGTAGATGATGTCATAAAATGGGGAGAATCATCGTGCACCGTGGATCTGGAATTCAGTAAGGGGGATGTCGTTTGCAGAATCATAAGAAGTCGCGGCCCCAATAGTTTGGAATTTTACGAAAACGACCAGAAGATCAACGGCAAGGACTCCAGGGAGACACAACAAAAGATCATTGATCGTATGGGCATGAGTCTTACTTCATTTTATCAATCAGTTTATTTCGCACAAAATTCTGGGCTTGGTGAGCAGTTTTTATTTTCAAACGACGAAGACAAGAAAGAGGTATTCACTGAGTTGAGTAATTGTGGAGTTTTCGATGTTTGCTTTAATGAAGCGAAAGCTGATGTGAAGTCTTTTGTGGGGAAATCTGTCGAAATCGATGTGGAGCTGCAAAACCTTGTTATCAGGAAAAAGGATAGGGAAGAGCTGATTGAGAGATACAGGCTGTTATCCTCCCAGCATGAACAGCTTAAAAAAGCAGAACTCGACTCAGGTGAGGAGAAACTAAAGGAACTCAAGAGGAAAGTCTCCGCTGCCGAAAAATCGTTTGCCGAGGATCTCAAACTCATAAAAGCTATTGATGATTATAGTGCTATGCTTGAGATTTTAACAACTGAATTGAACGAAAACGCCGAAAAAGAATACTACGCATCTGTTACAGAAAAACAATTGGACCAAAAGGACCTTGAGGTGACCGCCAAAGAGCGGAACAGAGTGTGGACGTTGTTGCAGGAATCGAAATGTCCGACTTGTGGTGGCGATATAGATAAGACAAAATTTTGCACTGATTTGGCTTCTTTGGATGAGCAGCAATCAAAATCGTCCCAAAAAATTGAGGGGATGGACATCACCATTGAGTCGTTAAAGAAGAAAATGGATAAAGAGAAGCAAAAGCAAAAAGACATATCTGATTTAAATGTAAAAATTGCTGTCGCCCAAAAAAGGGTAGAAGAATCAAAAAGATTATATGAGAACCAAAAGCTAGACCTTGAGAAACAGATGCACGAAGTCCACGCCAGCATTGAAGCTATCAGCACAAAGAAGAACGATTATTTGGAGCTTATTGAGACAGCCTCCGCAGAGATTAAAACAATGGATGAAGAGGTAACGGGGAAAAAGAATAAGTTACAGGAGATTCAAAAATACTTAGGAGCCTACGAGATTCTTATAAAAGCCTTCAGCAGAGAGGGGATAAAGGCTTTCGTGTTCGCGCAAATGGTAAATGAATTGAATCTCTACATCGACGAATATATGCGCCAGCTTTTTGAAGATGCTGTTACGTTGAGGTTTGATGTTCAGAGTGTCACGGGAAGCGGGCAAATTAAGCAAAAGATAGACACCCAACTAAAGGTTAGTGGGATTTCGAGAAATATTAATCTATTATCAGGTGGGGAAAAAGCGAGACTTATTTTAGCTACTAATTTTGCTATTTCCAAGGTAATATCCTCCAGATCGACATCAGTTTCATTCTCATTTCTGGATGAATGCTTCACGGGTCTTGATCACAACGGGAAGGCTCAGATAATGTCATTCCTCAAGAATTTGAGTGCGGGGAAAGATTTCGTGTACGTTATCGACCATCAGACTGAATTTCAGAATTTATTTGATGGTGTCTTTATGGCGGAGAAAAAAAACGGGGTAAGTACGCTACAGGGGGAATGATGATTTGCTACGACCCAAAAATGGACATGTGCAGGGTTTGCCTGCCGAACGAGAAACAGCATTATCAGACGATGATGAAATGTGAGCGCCAGATTAAAGAGGAGCGAAAGACCGTTTATATTCCACCGGAAGATCAGGTGCCCACACCACCGAAGCCGGAGAAGCCAACGGTGCTGAATTTTTTTAAGAACATCTTTAAGGGTGCTAAATTTTAGGAGGATGTAGAATGGAAGTGATTCTGACAGTAGATCCTGGGAAAAAAGGTGGCTGGGCGTACCTTCGCGAAGGAAGAGTTGGGGCAAGTCCTCTCTCTCTGGTGGGCAAGGATATTGACGTAACACCTATTGCCGATTTTTTCCAAAGTCTCAAACCGACTGTATACATCGAGAAGGTTGGGGCTAGACCTGGCCAGGGGGTTTGTTCGATGTTCACCTTTGGTCAAGGGTATGGGCAGCTCATAGGCATGTGTCAGGCGTTAAAATGGCCCTACCATTTGATACTGCCACAAACGTGGAAGAAAGATGTCCTGATGGGGACTTGCAAAGACAAGGAGGCCGCCATAATGGTTGCCAAGAGGTTGTTCCCTGATATTAATCTCATCCCCAAAGGCTGCAGAAAAGAAAATGATGGTATGGCCGATGCGCTATGCCTATTGGATTACGCAAAAAGGAGAGAGTATGGACGCTAAGAGGGCAATGGAGGTCAATAAACTTCTCGATGATTTGGACGCTGACATCGAAGAGATGGGGCCCACTAAAATAGACCCTGCGTCTGATTGGTTGAGCCAATACGGTGTCTTAACACCTAATTATCTCAAGAAATCAATACTTTACATCATAAACTTAGACAAACACATTAGGAATGTCGACATTGATTTCATTCAAGCAGAAAAAAAATTAATCATCAAAATATTCATTTCTAGGCTTGGATTTTGGTTTTTTAAGGCAAAAATCATGGGAAAAATGATAGATTTTGCAAATCTTAACTTTGACATGTATAATGTCGAGATTCTTATTAAGAGGCAAAGCATTGAAACCAAGGTGATGAGAGATGAGTGATGACATTCCAGTAAAGAAAAGCACTTCCGTCTACAACAAAGAGATGGAAAAGCTTATGGAAGGAGAATTCAAAGATTGTGATTCTCCTCTTGATGAATTCCTGTCGGAGACTATGTTCGAGTCTTGGATGAACGGATTCAATTTCGAGCAACTCGTCGAGCACTATCGTGCCAAGAATGTGAACGTGTCTTTTAAAACTCTTTATGCGACAGCAAAACATTATAATTGGGGCGACAAAAGAGACAGGGTGCTCAGACAGTTTAAGACGCAAACTGAGGAAAGTATCCTCATGAGTAAACAGAAGTTCCTGGCGAAATATGCCATGATGAATCGTATGGACTACGAAAAAGTCCGTAGAACCTATGAAAAATTTGAAACCGATCCAGACGCCTTCTTCGCGGACAAAGAGAGCCTTAAAGAAGCGTACTGGCTTAATAACGATATATTCCACTTCAAAGAGTTCTCCAAGCTCATGGATGAGATAATGGTTGGGCCAGAACTGCCTGAAGACGCGCAGGGCGGCGCGGGGCAAGGGAATCAAACCTTTGTCGGGATAAATATTCAGAATACTCAAACAGCGATAAACGATTCAGATGTCCGGCAAAAGATGGTCGGGCTCCTTAAAGAAGCAGCCGATTCACGCCACGTAGCTATGCTCGGCATGAACACGGCCCCTAAATCGATGACAGCTGAATCTCAGAAGAAAGAAGAGAAGGCTGCCATTGAATTAAAGAAAAAAGACGAACCCCAACTTGAGGGCTTTTCAAAAAAAGGGGATCTCTTTGAAATAGAGAAATAAGATGCCAAGAAAAAAGAAAGAAAACACAGGGCCAGATCTTTCAGATCCTATTTTTCAATTTAGGGACGTAATCCCTAAATCCAAAGAAGAATTGGATACTTATTTACGATATTATTATGATGTTTATCTAGCCGCTAAACCGATTGAGCCAGGGAATTCATCTCCGTTAGATTTTGCTTGGGATATTTTCAGTTCGATGATGAACCTCAAGGAGAAGCCCACGTTGGAGGATTACAATTTCCTGGGTATCGCGTGTCGATCTGGCCAAAAAAGCTTAACAGCCGGGGTTATAGAGACACTCGCCCTTACTTTTGATAAGATAAGGGATTATTTTCATATGGCCTCCATTTATGACCAATCTAAGGTCACCTATGGATACGTCCAGAACTTCCTTTACCGGGATTATCTCAAAGATGTGGCTCAAAAAGTCACCATGGGCGAGACAATAAGTAAGTTCCACAAAAGGCTTAAAATCGGTACTGGAACAATTAAGGCTGTGAACTCCTTCCACGGAAGCGTTATCCAAGATGAAGCCGATCTCACGGATCGAAGAGTCTGGACTGAATCCAAGGGTATGCTCTCTCCACAAGAAGGGCAGTCACCCCTTAACATAGCTATTTCTTCGAGAAAGTTCGCTTTCGGAAACGTCCAAGACATTATCAACCAGAAGCAGAGGAACCCAAACTTTCCGGTTAAAATCCATAAATGGGGGCAGTTGGAGATCACACAATTCTGTGATGACATCAGGTCCGGGGAGTTGGGCTGCGAAGAACTGTACGTTGATGAAGATGAATTAGTGGCGGTACAGGAAGAGGATTTTGAGAAACTCTCAACTGAAGCTCGAACAAAATTCTCCAAATATAAATCGCATCAAAACTGTTACGAATGTGGCCTTTTTTCGTTTTGCCTCGGAAGACTGAAGGACCAGGTAAAGGACAATCCATTCCTACAGAATATCGATGATGTCCGTATGAACTTTTTCAGAGATCCTGTGGAGTTCTTTAAATCTCAACGACTTAACAGAAAACCCTCAACCAGTGGTTTAGTGTATGGCATGTTTGACGCGACAAAGCATTTTTGTTCGTATGAAGAAATGTACAAGATCCTCACGGGGGAAGATTGGCCTGTTGATACAGAGCCTCTGACTCTTGAGAGCATGATAGACATCTTTCATGAATATGCTTGCCGTGGATTCATCGGACTTGATTTTGGGTACAATATGGCAGCGGCCCTTCTTGGTTTTGTGGACGGCCAGGACAGAACGTACATCTTAGAAGAGATGGAAATCACACAGCATTCTGATGCCGAAATCGCCCTGGCTCTCCACGAGAGATGGGGGAGGCATGACATCCATAGGGTTTTCCCTGATATCGCTAGTCCGGGCGGAATCAAAGAGTTAAAGAAATACTTTATGGTTTGTGACAAAGACACAAGACCGTACTCAACAATCTCAAAAGATGTTGAGTGGGGTGTCGGGATCGTGAGAAGGCAACTGAGGGTTCCGGGGACAGTTAATGACAGCGTCATGTGCATCCATAATTCATGTGACAATCTTGGGTCTGAAATAGTCGGATACCGCTATAAGATCGATTCAGAGCTTGACCAACCGACTGACAGGATCCGAAAGAAAGACGATCACTTTTGCGATGCACTCAGGTATTTAACCGTCGGGATATTCGGGATTGTAATCCCAAAATATACTTATTTTGATAGGGGGTCGGTATCGAGGCCAATGGTAAAAACCTTGCCGATCCCAAGAGATGAGCACTCGATACCAACGATGCCATCAATTTCTGAGATTGCATTCCAAATAGGCCGAACAGATTTTATTGATAATTCCGATGAATTTGTCAAAAAAGACGGGGAATATAAGCCTAAAGAAGGAGCAATCACCAGAAAAATTGTAAAATTTACAATTGCTTAAATTTTCTATGAAACATGATATATAATGATGGCCAAGCAAAACCATTGATAAAGGAGTAATTATGTCTGCTGAAATGAGTCTTATAAACAAGATCATGCTTTATGAAGATGCAACCGCATCGAACAACCCGGAAAAACAGTTGTTGAACTATCAGGTGTCTATCGATGCGACTCTTACGAATTACCGTAGGGACGATATTCAATTAACAGGGGTGACAGTCTATACCGTGACCTTGCCAGCCGCAACAGCACAATACGCCTACATCCTCACCGACGCAGTTATTTCGGCAAGATTTGACGGAGATCTTACAGACAACGTAGTTGTCGCCCCAACAGTAAGCGGGACAAAGAATGGGGTCTTTCTCAAAAGAGGGGCATTTACGGATTTAAAAATTGCTGTAGGTACTGGTGTAACGGCGAATGTAACAATTTTCTTAGGAGCGTAAACATGGCCCCCGAAATTTTTAATAAGTTCTATAAAATAGTAGACAATAAAATCGATGACATGCTGACCAAGTCTTCATCGACCAGAACCAATCTGAAGCCAAAATCGATCTATGTGGACGATCTTGCTGTGCCAGATCAAGGTGGATGGCGAGAGAAAAGCACCATTATCCCGTTCGATATTTTAAGGCAAATCGCTGACCGAGACATGGTGGTTGTGGCAATCATAAACAAACTCATCAACAGAGTCGCGTCCTTCTCTCAGCCACAAAAAGATAGGTACAGCCTTGGGTATGCTATCAGGCTCAAAAACAGAGAAGATAGGCCCAAAAAGAAAGAGCTGAAAGAGATTGAGTATTTGATGGACTACATTATGTATACGGGTGAAACCGATAATGGACGCCCGCCAGATACGATCAAAAATTTCGATACTTTTTTGCGACTCGTTGTAAAAGACGCCTTAATCTACAATCAAATAGGGATTGAATGCATTTACGATAGGGCAGGGAAACTCTCCTACTTCTTACCTGTGTCAGGCGGATCCATACGGCATGCGATAAAGAATCTCGGAGATAAGTATTCCGACATCTCTCAATTGATGTTCGCTCCAGCTGGAGACCCTGAAAGAATAAAACAGGTTGAAGCTCAAGCGAAAGATCTGGATAAGGTGAAGTATGTTCAGGTTTACAAAGGGCAGATCCAAACCTTCTACACCGATAAGGAATTAATCTATCGTCAGAGAGTCCCCAGTATCGAAATTTATGACGGCGGCTACGCCAAGGGAGAGCTTGAACTCCTCATCAATACCGTTGCCTCCCACAGGATCGCTGAAGCCCATAACGAGGTGTTTTTTAAGCAAGGCCACGCAGGGAACGGGATCCTCAATATCAAAACAGATATGACTGATGAAGACCTGATGGGCGTAAAACGTATGTTCCAGCGTCAAGCCCAGGGGGTCAGAAACGCCCATCGTCAGATCATTTTCGCTGTTAGGGATGGTGTTGAATACGTCCCGATGTCTCAAATGACGAACAAAGACATGGAATTCTCGGCATGGATGGATTATCTGATTAAGCTGACTTGTGCTGTTTTTGGCATCAATCCGATGGAAATCAACTTTGACATCTCTCGCGGAGAAGGTGCACCCACACTCTCAGATAGTGGGTATCGTAATGAAGCCATCTTAAAGGACACAAGGAACAGTGCCTTGCGCCCGCTTTTGAGGTGGGTCCAGACTATAATAAACGACGATATTTTCCCGAAGATGGCAGGAGAGATCCACAAGAAGTACAAGTTTGAATTTATTGGATTGGATATGGAAGACGAAGAGAGGGAACTTGATCGAGTAAAATCAAAAGTGACCACCTTCATGACGGTCAATGAGATCAGAAAAGAATATCAGATGGAAGAGCTTGAAAATGGCGACATCATCTTAGATGCTGTTTATCTGCAGCATGTTACCTCTCAGAACGAAGTCCCTGAAGGGGCTCCAGGTGGGGACGGCGGAGGAGAAATGCCAGGAATCGAGGGCACATCGGACGAACAAGCCGGAGAACTTTCTACGATACTGTCTGAGGTTACATCCAGCAAAGCCTCACCTGATAGTTTAAAGACCCTGTCTAAGGCATTGAAAAAAATGGGTAAAAATGACGATGTTATTAAAAAAGTAATTTCTGACATCATAAAGCCTAACAAAGACGAGGAATAGTTTTAGACATTTTTCCTCTATTTACTTAAGATACTTAAAATTAAAAGGAGGCAATAATGTTTGAACTCGAAGATGAAAATATAGAAGAGGCAACCGGGACAACTTTAGAGAAGCAACTTAAGGGAATACAAAGAAAGATTGATTTAATAAAGGTTTTTAAGGAGTTGTCGGATAGCAAAACGATACTCGAATGGACGGAGGGGGAGGCAACGGATGCTCATAAGATCGCAGCGAAAAAAATTGCAGAGTTCTGCGATAAAACAGCCAAGTCTATTGAAAACGAGCAAGAAGGGGGTGCTCTTGAGAAACAGGAATCACCAAGTGCTCGATATTCAACAAACCTCTCCACAGAAGAAGCGGTGGTACTCAAACATCTGGCGAAAAATCTCATGGAAAACGCTGGCAAACAAAGCAGCATCATCCAATCCGTGACACCTGACAGTCCCGCTAAAACCGCCCTAACACAAGGGGGAAAGGCTAAGATAATACTCACAGGGAATGTGATGCCCTCTACGGTGGCATCACAGGTTTCAGCATATGATGAGGTGCAGATCCTGGCAATTGATCAAAACAATGGTATCGCCCATGTAGGGCATTTCAGAACAAAAATCAGATTCCATATTCCATTAGAGGATTTGGAAACAACCAATTAAAAGGAGAGAACATGAGTAACGGAGAGAAAATGAACAAGGGATTTCAGCCAAAAGTGGTCGGCTCGAACGCTATTCCGCCGTCACCAGCAACACCGCCAGCAGGAGCAGCAGGAGCAGCAGGAGCGGCTCCAGGTGGGCAGCCTCAGCAAGGCAAGAGCCTTCCGGTTGTTTTGCAGGAATTGACAGGAAGACTTTCGACGTTAGAAGCGAATTTGCAGAATATTTTCGGGTTCATGGAGTGTAAGACAAACGTGATGCTCAAAACAATGGTGGAGAATAAGCTTATCACAAATGAAGATTTTGACGCCAAATTCAAAGTAGAGAACAAAAAGATTTTAGACCAATTCGAGATGGTGAATGACACGGTCCTCAAAAGGACCATGAGTGAAGATCCGGCGAAAACTGGTGATTGGGTGACCATCAATTTCAAGGGCACCGTCGATGGAGAGGTCTTTGAAGGAGGAGCTTCGGATCGATTTGAATTCAGGATCGGTGACCAGCATATCATGGATGATCTTCAGAACGGCATTATCGGTAAAAAAACTGGTGAAAAATTTGATGTCGATGTGATGTTCCCTGCAGACTATATGAATAAAGAAGTTGCGGGGAAAAAGGCAATTTTCAGCGTGGAGATGCTTTCCGTTAAAAAAGAAATGGGAGAAACTGCTTGAACCTTTTTGAGAAAAACATATTTTTCCCAGCGAAAGATGAGCTTTCATCCCGGTTACACCGGAATGTGATGTCAAATCTGGATGTGTATGTCCTCCTCTTGGAGGAACAATTGGGCATACTGGAAAGTGTTTCCGGGATGAAAGACGAAGTTATTATAGGACTCAAAGACCAACTTCAGCAGAGGGATGAAGCCTTAAACAGGCAGATCTCTTTGATAGGTGAGGTTGAAGTGTCGAATAGTATGTTTTTAAGGGTTCTGTCGGAACTCAAAGAAGCGAACAACAAAAAAGAAGTAAAGGACATTTTATTGTCATATGAAATAAAATGTGAAGAGTTACCCTATTTTAATTAAAAAAAAGTTGATCTATAGTCTAGGTGGGTGTAGTATCCCCTCAACTTAAAAAGGGGGTTTAAAATGGGGGGTCCGTTAAGAGGTAAGATCAGCATATCGTCGTATGAGTTTCATGAAATAAAAAAATTTGGAGATTCAAACAGGATTAAAATAGAAGAAAATTGTTTATTCCTGGAATTAACAACGATACCGCCTGAGTCTGACAATGTCTTCCAGATGTGGAAAAGATATTGTGAGTCCAGGCGGTTTCCTTATCTGATCGCTGAGGGCGTGATTAAATCTGATGCTCAGAAAGCCCTACTCCTGAATAAAGCGAAACAAATGGGGAAGACTGCAGACGAGATAATAGAGAAAAAATATAGTTATGGATTGCCGGAAAAAGTTTACGGATTCTTCAGAACAAAGATCGATGTTCCGTTTTCAATCGGCAAAGAAGGATTAGAAGAGCACAGTGTGTACGTGAAGTAGGGGGGAGTGAAAGCGAGTTGTAATGGACCAAGATAACGGTAAAAAAACGAAGTCACCACATCTTAACAAAGAATGGCTGGAGAATGAATACGTTACCAAAAAGAAGTCTATCTGCCAGATAGCAAGTGAATTGAAGAGAAATCCAAAAACGATTTACGAAAAGATAAAGAACTTTGAGATACAAACCAGGCCACGTGGCCACAATTTGATTGGAGACAGCCCGCACAACTACACCAACCAATCGAATAGGGTGTCTGGCTTTGCGGGTAAGACACATAGCGACGAAGTGAAAAAAGCGATCTCAAAGCGAACACTACAAGTCCAACCATGGCTTTATGTGGTAAAGGGCAAAAAAAGAGAGGAATTGAAAATGCAAAAACTTAAAAAAGCTGAAGAGAATAAAAAATGGAAAGTAATATTTAGAGAGGTCCTTTCACGAGATGATTACACATGTCGTGAATGCGGGAAACGTGCCCCTATTAAAGAATTAAGGGCCTTTTATATCCCTACAGAAGTTTCAGACGAAAGACTGTTGGACATCTCAAACTATGAGACAATTTGCCTTGAGCACTATATCGCCAAGAAACAGGAGAAGGGGATCATTGATGACGAATCAAAGATAAATGAATGCGCGGTTTCTGTGGCAAAGAAACGGAAAAAGAAGAAAAAAAGAGATTTTGTGTACGACACCAAAACAGACGAATTCCTCCCAAAGGAAGAAAATAAGGATCCCAGCGATATCCTATCTTCTTCTTTGCGAGCAAAGGATATGACATCCCCTCTCTTCGCTTACCTTCCGCCGATTGCACAGGAAAAATTCTCACAGTTGGTTTGCAATAAAGAGAACACATATTCGCATGAAGATGTGAACTATCAGCTCAGTTATTTAGGGGCGTATTATGAGCCAAGCGTTACGGACCCCGCCATGCTTTGTAGTTTTGCCATGTTGGTGAATGAAAAGATAAATCGCCTCACATTTTTAAGGCGATTCGGTCCCGTTATGAAAGTAGGTCCCCTTCCTAAAAATGGGAAATACATCATGCTGATGTACGTGTTTGTGAAGGAGTACCCAGAAGGAGCCCGCTCAGAAGATGTTGGGGAGGAAATCATTGGAATCGAAAAAGAAAAAAGAATGGATACGCGGTTATGACATAGGAACTGCCCTAAATGTGGGGAACCTTCTGTGAAGACCGCCTGATTTAAAGGAGAATAAAATGAAAGATAAGACATCTATCATCTGTGTGCTTGATCGAAGTGGTTCTATGAATCCCCTTATTAATGACGCCATTGGCGGCTTTAATAAATTCTTAGAGGAACAAAAGGCTCTGCCAGGAGAGGCTGAGATGACTGTCGTTCTTTTCGATGATAAATACGATGTTATTGCGAATGGAAAAGATATCCAAAAGATAGAGCCCCTTAACAACAAGACTTACGTTCCTCGTGGAATGACAGCACTTTATGATGCTCTGGGAAAAACGATCAATGAAGCTGGTGCACGTTTTTCTAATATGCCGGAGACAGAAAAACCGGACAAAGTTATCTGTGTTATCTTAACCGATGGAGCAGAAAACTCTTCACACGAATTCACGAGAGAGAAAATTGTCGAAATGACCAAGTTACAGCAAGAGACTTACAACTGGGAATTCGTGTACCTTGGAGCCAACCAAGACGCCATAGCCGTAGGTGGATCTATAGGTATCAACGTAAGGAACTGCGTGAATTACACCGCTGATAGTCGTGGCACTGCGGGTGCATATGCCGATACAAGTTGTCGTGTGTCAAATCACAGACGACAGGTGTAAGCCCAAAATTGATTTAGGGAGCGACAATGGAGAGGCGAAATAAATTACTCTTGCCAGGGGAGAAAAGAAAAATGAGCAATTCAACAGCCCCAAGTGTGGGCGTAAGCATGGGATGTTCGTTAGCGATGATCCTCAGTTATTCGATTAACCATTCAATTGGTTGGGCGATTTTACACGGGATTTGCAGCTGGGGGTATGTCCTCTATTACGTAATTTCAAAGTGAGGGCAGTGTGGGACATCTTAAGCCAAGCCGTTTTAAAAAGGAGAGGGATGCAAAGAAAGCACCCAAATCCAGGAAGAAGATCACTAAAAAAGTGAAAAAATTGAGAAAAAAGAAGTAAAATGTAGTGAAGATCATGAAGACGCTATTCACTACAAGAACGTATAAATGTACCGAATGCGGATGGACCGCCAAGGTGAGGGTGAAAACTCCAAAAGGCAAAGATCACCACAGCGGGAGCTTTAAGCAAGAGATAGATTCAAAAACTTGCATGCAATGTAAGTTAGAGAAAGACATAGAGGATTGTTGCTGCGGTATGTGCTTGATGATGGGGAGGTAGGATGCTTCCAGTTCCAGACCATAAGGTGATGACAATTGGGTTCGATATCGATGGCACGATAATCGGGTTAGATGGAAAACCGGACTACGATATCCTCATGTTGATTCTAATGCTGCGTAAATGCCTGCATTGTCGTATCGTTGTTGGATCTGGTGGCGGAATAGGATATGCCGAGCATATCATCGCACAGCTTGGGTTGGATGAGATAGTCACTATCGTGCCCAAGGTAGAGGGCGTAGCCGACATCTGGATTGACGATAAAGAGACTGCACTGGGCAAAGTAGATTTGGTGGTAATAGAGAAGGACTATATTTACGGGGAAAGCAGATAGCGCACCTCTGCTGGCGGAAGATGAACAAATATATCAAGAGAGCCTGGGGAGTTTACAGGCAGGAAGATATTGATAAGGCCATAGCTGAAGTACGTGAACGATGCGCAAAGATAGCCGAGGACATCGAGCGAGATAGGTGGGAAGCCGTCGGGGATCCAAGAATTCCGGCATTAAGTCAAGAATAGCAGAAGCGATCAGAAAAGATGTTGAAGACAATTAAAAATAAAAAGGAGGAGAAGTATGGCGGAACAATTAAAATTATTCGATGGTCCAGAATATGATCCAGAATATGACGAAAAAAGACTGATGGGCCAAATCAAAAGAGTATTCAATTCAATGAAAGACGGCGGGTGGAGAACCCTCAACGAAATACACCGAAGAACAGGCAATCCACACGCTTCGATTTCTGCACAACTCAGGCATCTAAGAAAACCAAAATTTGGTGGATTCACGGTAGACAGGAGGCCACGCGGAGATAGATCAAACGGGCTTTTTGAGTATCGGTTACTTACAG